TGCGGCGACGATCGCGGCTGAGAACGGCGCCACCGAAGCCGAGCTCGACGCCATCTTCGGATGGACCGGAGGCCGGATGGCCGCGCATTACACCAAACAGGCGAACCGCGCCAAGTTGGCCGCAGGAGCTGCGGAAAAGTTGAAATCTATTCCCTCACCGCTTGCTAAAGTGAGGGAAGTAGACGAGAATGTTGTTACAAATCAGCCGCTTATTAGAAGGCTGGTGGGGGAGGCAGAAGTTGAACAAGGCAATACTAACAACGACTTATAGGGATGTGAGGGAAATATGAGCGCTTTGAATGGGAATGGTGATTTTGGCAGCCGCCCTCACAAGACCCGCTATGAGCTGGTCGACAAGGACGGGAGGGTCGTCGGCAGATACCCCACGCTCTTGAAGCTGCATCAGGACGTTAGCGACCTCTTCCCCGACCAGCACCAGGACGAGGACCACACCGGCAAGGGGTGGGACATACAAGTTTGTGGGTGCGAGTGATGACACCGAAGGAACAGTACGAAGCCCGCAAGGCCGAGCGGAACAAGCTCAAGGACATGGACCATCAGGTCCGTGGCCGCACTGAGCAACTGATGATGCTCGACATGATGGATCGGTTCGTCACGGCCGCAGAGCGCATCGCCGACGCGCTGGAAAAACAGCCCTAAGGAAGGGTTAATTTAGAACTGAATGATTTCAATGGACCCGTCAGTCAGTAGGTTTGCGGAAAACCGCAATAGGCGGTGAGGAGATTCGGATGACCTACGACCAGTGGAAGACCACGGACCCGCACGATCGCTACTCTGACGATTTCGAGGAAGATTGCGACCACGAGGATTACGACTTCGATATCCTAACCGGCCGCGCCGAATGCCATCAGTGCCCTCATTCGTGGTACCTGAGCCGCAAAGAGATCAACCAGCAGATTAGGCTCCAGCGGGCCTATCAGGAAGAGATGGACCGCGAGAACCGCCGGCAATGGTGGCGTGACCGGACCTATCCGGTTCGCATGTTCTTCTTCCGGCTGCTGGAGCGGGTGTGGCCGCGGAAGGCGATCAATCTGCTCCACGACGACGAGATCCCATTTTAGCCCGCGTCATCGGGACGGCGGGAAAGGCAGGAGACGGTATGGCACGAACACGGAAGGCTATCCTCGCATGCGCTCGTTGGCTCTCATATTGCCTACAGATCGGATGGCCGCGGAGTGACCTGGATCGGCTCGAGGATCTGTGGTGGCGATATCACGATGACAATGGCCGGCTCCTGATGGGGCCTGAATTCGCAAAACATCGGTGACGGCAAGTTAGTGCCGTTTTTCGCGGCGCTTGAGTTCGCGCTCTACCGCCTCCCGGATGAGGTCGGCTCGTTTCTCACCCTCGTCCAAGGCGGCATCCACCCGAGCCAGCGTACCGGCCGGGAACCGCGCCGGGGTCTGTTCGTCGTTGATCTTTTTTCGCCCCATATCTGATATCACCTATTGACACGTAATAGAAGATATCATTTATATAGACGATATCAACAACGGAGGCAAGCTATGGCTAAGCGCAAGAATCCTGAAGCTGCGGAACTGATGGACGCGGCGGCGGCTTCGCAGGTCATGGCGGCGCAGTACCGGAAGGCGCTGCGCGAGCTTGTCGAAGCCTGCGGACATGTGAATTTGGGTGCTTTGAACGGGACGACGGTGCGGGATTTCAGGAAGGTTATGGCGTTCATGGCCGCGTGCGACGCCGCCAAACAACTCATAGGAGAAGACTGATGGATGACAAGGTGATAGCCACTCAAAAACTGGAAATGGACACTCTCGACCTAATGGATTTTCTGAACAAGTATATCGGGGAGAACCACAAGATAGTGAATTGCCCGATCTTTAGTGAATCCGGCGAGAACTTCACTGTTGTAACTTTGAAGCAGGACGATAACGGGGAATACTCGCTGGAGCTTTCCTGATGATCTTCGTACCTGAAGCCTGAGTTTCATTATCGCGTCGCAACCGAGGGATTCATGATGCCTAGCGGCGGCTACAATCGAGGCAAGGGGAAAGTGATCGCATGGCTCCGCGAGCATGTGAACCACGTCGGCACGAACTGTCTGAAATACCCCTTCTCAGTCAACAAAAGAACGGGATATGGACAGTTCGGTCTCGACGGAGAGCTGCTGTACGCGCATCAGTGGATGTGCGAGCAGCGGAATGGTCCTCGGCCTTCGCCCAAGCATGAGGCCTCCCACACGTGCGGAAACGCTCATATGCAGTGCATCAACCCGAACCATCTTATCTGGAAGGACAGAAAGGGGAATGCGGAGGACCGGCTGCGACACGGCAATTATTCGAACCTAAACGGCAAGCGCCGTTTCCAGCTTTCCCCCGCCCAGGTTGAAGAAATCCGCTCGCTCAAGGGCATCGAGTCTCAGTATTCAATGGCTGAGCGCTTCGGTGTTTCCCGCTCCACGATCAGCAGTATCCACACTGGCTTGATGTATTCGTCCCGAAAGCAAACGGCGCTGAGGGCTGAACAGGTCAGGGCGATAGCGTCAGCAAAGGGAGCGCGAGCAGCCAAAGAGCTTGCCACCGAGCACAATGTTCACGCCGGGACCGTCTATCGGATCTGGAGAGGCGAAAGCCACCAACACTTTCTGAATTAGGTAGTTAATGATGATGCAAATACTCAGGGTGAATATCGAATGCCGCGCCGATGGCGGACTACATGTCACGAGCGACGACATTCCGGGCCTCGTTCTCTCCGGGAAAAACCGTGCTGGAATCATCGCTGGCATTGTGCCGGCTGCGCGAGCGATCTTGGAGCACCATGGCGAAGTGGTTGGAGACATCAGGATCGATGCAACCTTCGTTGATCAGCAGAGAACGAGGGAAACATGAGACGTTGGCTAGGAAGGAAGATCATGCGGCTTGGGTTTTTGGTGTTACCAGCAGCGGACCGTGACGCACTGCGCCGGCCAAAGTTCGCCGTTTGGGTGCCAGGAGAGTAGTTGCGCAATCATCACAGAAAGGTAATCGACATGGGCGAAGAAGCAGACGCTGACTGGCAGGCGGGATTGAGTGAGTGGGGCGAAGAGGACGCGCGCCGTTGGCTTGCAGACAAGATGCACGATGCGATGATGAAGGCGCTCACCGGCCCGACCAGGAAGCCGCGGCAAACGGCTCTCCGTGCGCGCAGGCGGTCATTCGAGACTGTCGAGCTAGACAATGCCGGCAATATCATCGAACCTGCACCGAGGTGTCCAAGATGCGGACCTATCCTTCTGTGCTCCAAGCACGCGGCAATGGTCGGGTAGCGGTAACGATGACAGAACGAAAGCAGATACACGTCTCCCCCGATCAGTTCGCCGTTCTACAGCTCACAATACTGCGAGAGGAATCGCTTGGTGAATCCCCGGAAGTGGCAGTTTTAAAAGCCTGTTCTGCGGCTGGGATTGACCCGCCGCAGCCGTTCGAGCCCGTCGATATCATCGTTGACGGTGAGCAAGGGAAAACAGATGTTTGACCGGAAAGAGATGATAGAAGCTCTCGCGCAAGATGGAGAGCTTCTGCGACAACTCACGGGTGAAGAACACGGCCCATTCTGTCCGAGATGTCTGGTTAATCCGCTTGGGCCGAAGCCAATATTTCTAGGAGATGAAGGTCATATCTGCGCAAGATGTTGGGCTGATGACCGCCAGCAAGCCGGTCCTGAGTTATCTTAATAAGCTATAACCGACGGATTTTCAGATGGACCCGCTCTTTGGACTCCTCAGCATGATGTTTATTTGCGCGGCTGTTTTCCATGCTGGCCGATGGTCGAAAGAATACCCGGGCGAGGAGGAGATGATCCGACGCCTCAAGGAACTTCGGTATGAGCGAAAGCTCAAGGCCAATGTTAGCGTCGAGGTCGAGGAAGAGTTGCGGATCTGAAGCGCTTCCGCTCCCTCGCGTCAGCGAGCTTCCCGCCGGCAATCCACAGCCGATAGAATGGATACACCGCGATCGCGGCCAGGATCATGAGCCAGCGCACCACGGTCACCATGGCCAGTGCTCCGCGATCGAATGCCCGGTTGAGATGGCCAGGCCGAGCAGCACGATCGAGAACAGCGTGACGTTGAAGATGTGCCTCAACGGATGGGGCTTCCGAAGTCGTGCAGCCCGAGAATCCCCACGAGGATGAACAGCACAAGCCAGCCTCCCCACGGGGCCCACGTTGGAGCCGGGCTCCAAGGGTTCAAACCCCACATTCCGAACACGCCGACGAGAACATAGATCAGCCAAAACCAGATGTTCGCACCCATGGTCTATTCCTCCACGTTCCTGATGATGACCTCGACAGGCTTATTCCAGTCGAAATCGATATGCTCCTTAAGCACGTTGACCCACACATACAGCGGATGACCGCTCGTGTAGATCGTGACCAGCGCCTTGGTTATGCCGCTGCTACTGTCCGGTTCAGAACATCCCCCGATGAGTTTCATTGGTGCCTCGCGACCATAAAACCCAGAGATCCGAGGGCGATGGCTAGACTGATGACGCTGAAGGCCGTCGCCGCAAGCGCCCCTATGCCCTGCTGCTTGCCGCCGCTCTCCCAGCGAAATTGCTCCTGCTTTGACATCCGTTCGGAAAGGTCATTCTTGACCTCCTGCAGGGATGTTGAGATCAACGTAGCGGTCGCGTCTTGGTTAGCCCTTAGTACCCGCGACATCTCGAAATCGAATGTCAGCTTCTGCGCTGCCAGTTCATTGAGGCGGCGGGTCTCGGCCTCCCGCATTGCGTTCTGAAACCTGTTGTCGGCATCCCGCAAAGAGTCCCGGTGCGCGCTCTCGGCCCGGACTAGATCGAGGACGTTTTTAGTCGGGTCGATCGGTGGTATTTTTTCTACCATCGGTCCACCACACCGATGCAGAGATCGCGCCGACTACCGCCAGGAAGGCAACCAGCGAGTACAGCCAGTTCACCTATTTGATCTTCACGATGAAGAACTTCGAAAGCCACTCCCCAGCTTGGGATATCGCGATGATCGCGCCGAAGATCGTTGCGCCGGCGATCATGAGAAATTTTCGAACAATATTTGCGTTGTTGATGAATTGAAGGGTGGATTCCAGTTCTTCGATCTTCGCCTTGTTGGCGTGCCGAAGCCACTCCTTTGCCTCTGGCGAGAGGTCTGCGATGAACTCGGCAGCGTCCCAGAGGTTTGCAACCCTCTGATCCGTCATCCCTATCCAGAATGCCTCCTGGACATCCGTCATATTCTCCGGGGAAAATTTCCCGTGGTGGGATGACATCAAACGTGACCGGCAACTGTGCAATTTTGAACATCACGGGTTGATTTACCTATGGTTGTATTTTTTGCAGCCATGGATTGATCCCTCTCTTCTAGGGTTTGATTTGTGGTTAGGGCCGGACCATCGTCGGCAAACGGTGGTTCGGCCTGCCTGCTACGCTACGCCTTCAAGAACACTTCCGTTTACCAGTCATGTGCAGCCGATCCCGTGGATCGGACAGCGATCAACGTCCATCCCAAACGGCGAGCCCTTGCAGGGGCAGACGGGTTTCGTCTTTTCCGCCGCCATGCGCCGCCGCTCGCGGATGTCCCGCTCCACGTCATACGCGCTGTAGGAGTCCGAACCCTGCGTGTAGCCGCGTCCGGTCGGGCTTTCCCCGCTCATGGCAGCGGCTTGTTGAAATCGTCGAGATCAGCGTCGAAGTCCGCCCGGATCTTGGCGAGATCGGCATCCGAGATCGGATGGCCCGCAGCGCCCTGCTTGCTCAGGCTGATGAGCCTCTGAATGCGGTCTCCAACATTCGCCCCGCCTTCGATCAGCGTCGGGAGCAGGATGAGGCCCTTCTCGATCAGTTCGAAGATTTTGGCTGCGTTCGTGCTCATGAGGAACCTCCTACGTTGACGCCTGCCGCGGCGGCGGCTGCCTTGATGTTCGTGTAAAGCGCGGTCAACTGGTTATAGACCACGATCGCATTCACCTGGTCGTTGGTGTCGACGAAGGACCGGAGCTGTGCGACCAGCGGCTTGACCTGTCGGGTGTAGACCTGAACGCGCGCGATGTTGGCCCGGCAGTTCACATCTGCCGCGCCGTCGACGCAGGCCTTCTTGTATGCCTTCAGGCCCTGAATGGCGCTGTCGAGAACGAGTTCAACCTCGGCCTCCTGGGTCCGGGTGACCGGGTTGTCGATGGTCTTGGTCGCGAGCTGCAGGCTGGCGCAGCCCGCGAGTGACATGGATAGGACGATAGCGAGGAGGATCTTGCGCATGGTCATGCCGCCTTTGCTGTAATGCCGGGAGAGGTGTTGTTGGTGACCGTGGCCGGGGTGATCAGCTCAGGGTCGACCTCGACGGTAATTTTCTTGACGCCGGTCTTGGCCTTGATCTGATCGAGCAGGGCATTCATCCGCGTGCCGTATGCGGTCCACGCTAGTGTCGCGAGGGTTCCTGCAATGCTAAGGATGACGGCGCGTGAACTGTCAGGCACGATTATCCCGTAGTTGGCAAGATTGCCCCAGAGCAGGTAGAGCGCGATACGAACATACTGCTGGATGGCGTTGCTATTGACGTTCATGGGGTATCCTTGTGATGCCCGGCACCGGGATGGCGTCGGATAGGTTCTTGATTGTCCATTGGTGGCTTGCTACCTTGGCGCGATGAGCACCAAAGCCATTTTGTTTTCGATTTTCGGTATTGCGCTCGCGCTTCACTTATGGGCGCGGCATTCCCCGCCAGAACACGGCTCATGCATCAGTTGGATGGAAGGGAAGTGCATCAAGATGACGTTCAGGTAACTATCAGGGACTGGCTGCGTAGCAGTTGCCCATGATCGCAGCAGCCAGGGTGTGGCCAGACGCTGTAAGGTGGTATCGGTCTGGCTCATTCATGTAGTATTGCGTAGGTGCTGAGTAGGCGAGCTGTGCAACAGCCGTGGAGACGAAGCCCTCGTACATCGGGCAGTAGATCACGCCCTTTGACGCACAGAGCGCAATTAGGCTTGACACAGCAGCCGGCCATTCATCGCAGAGCTTCCTGCGCCTAGCCGGGATAGGGGAAGAAATGATGCGCTTTGGCACAGGAGCTAAAGCGTCTATCAGGTTGCTCATGTCCGACAGCCATTGAGGCACCCACACCGATGCCGGTACGCTGTTATCGAAGGCATGAGCGCCGTCGTTAGTGCCTGCCATGACGAACACGACGCCCGGGTTATGCGAAAGAACAGTAGGCGCCCGAGCCGTCATCTGCGCTGCAGTGTTCCCGGTCACACCGTCGTTGAACTTCGTGAACCCGAAGCGTGCTGAGACGATGCTGCACATATTGGCTGAGCCGGTGATGTAGTATTCCGCCATGTTCGAATCGCCGAGAAAGTCTGCAATCAAGAGCGTGCCCTCAGAAGGTTGGATTGTTTGAATTGGGAATGGAGCCGCTTACAGGAACAGAATAACTGCCGAAGACATTGAACGTGGCTAACCCGTAATTTGCGAGGATCGCATTCGTACCAGCACCGCCAGGTGTCCACATCGTGTTCTTGAATGCCGTCACAAATCCTGGGGCTGCTAGGGCTGACTGAATGCCGATGTTCATGTTGAACATCTGATTGAACTGCACAATGTGGCCAGAACCTCCAGCGAACACACCAATTGTGTGGGGCTGAAGGGTGTCGTTGGATATCAGGTTGTCCTTGACCAACGTGTTATGTCCCGCAGAATTCAGAATGATGGGGCAGCCCTCGCCGATCCATGAAGCTGGAACGCCGGGCTGACGGTAGATGTTGTAGAACTCGTTGCCGACGACCTCGCTATTGTCGCCTCCCATGTTGGCCCCGACGGCATAAGCCTCAGCCGTGTAGCCCCCAACGCCATTTACGACGTTGTCGTAGAAGCGAGAGGTGTGGCCTGAAAGCGTGGCGGCTATGTGCGTGATATTGTCGAAGATCACGCCTTCAACGCGCGTCCATGGCGTGGAGGAGTTAACACCTATCTCAAAGCCATCGATCCAGCTACCACGCCCGCCGTTGATGGCTACGTTGTTGGCAGCCGATCCCTGGATTCCGATGCCTCCAGCAGTGCTCTTGAGCCTCCTCCCGGCTAGGTTAAGCGTCGCCGGGCCTGTGAAGGTGATAGCTGTCCCACCAGATACCGTGATGTCATTCGCTAGGTAGTAGTCCCCAGCGCCGTATGTTCCAGGGGCCGAGATTGGCGTAGTCATGTACTATTGTCTCCCAAAGCAATGAATATCAAAAGTATTATCGATCGCTGCACCTGTCGTGGTAAGCGACAAGAGAACGACAACTGAGCCTGTCGCAAAACTTGAAGGAGCGGCCGAGCCTCCTGATGCAGCAGTGACGCAACATGACCATGAGGACGTAGCAAACGCAGTCGTAAAATTGACTGTTATGTTGCCGATGGAGTTTCGCACGACGCTCGCAATGTTATAGCCGGCGGCGACAGTGTAGGTGGTCCCTGACTGCGTAACCCGAGCCCAAGCCTTGCATGAGCTATCATGCTGTTGCTGTTGAGCAGGAGTTACAGCAGTTGTCGTGCTTGTACCGGTCTGCTGATCTGATTTTGTCGCAGCAACAACACGAAGATCGTTTACTGAATTTGCCAATATCCCGGATAGCGTGAAGGCTCCGGTATTTCCGGCGATGCTCGACACCGATCCGGCAGACGCCAATGAGGAAACCGAGGCCCTTTTCCATGCTCCGGACGCCGCCTGATCCGAAATAATGACTTCATCCGTAGCTGCTGGCGAAGCCTTGAGAGTCAAAGCGTGTATATCGACAGCAGTCGGGACAGCAGAGCCGGAGGTGTTGTTTCCAACAAGGGTAAAGGCGGCTTGGGCGGCAAGGCCGGCGAGCGGAAGCCCGGTGCAGTTCGTGAGCGTGCCTGATGTTGGCGTACCGAGGAGCGGTGTAATCAGGGTTGGTGATGTCTGCAGAACGTTGACCGCACCAGTCCCGGTACTGCTGCTGATCGTGTTGCCATTGATTTGGAAGACGTTACCGGCGCCCGCCGTGTTGAAAGTTTTGTTGGTGAAGGTGTCTGTCGTCGCGCGCCCGACATAGGTATCAGTTCCCTGGAACGTGATCGTTGTGGCGTCGGTGCCGGCGAGGGTCAGCGAGTTGTTGAATGTGAGCGTCTTCGCAGCCACGCCGGTAAGCGTGTAAGTCCCTGTCGTAAACGTGTTGCCGTTGATCGATGTGGCCGTCGCCGCGCCAAGGGCTGGCGTTGTGAACGTCGGACCTGCAGCACGGGCAACGGCACCGGTACCCGTGTTTGCAGTTACCGCGACGCCATTGATCGAGAACGAATTACCCGCTCCTGCGGTATCGAACGTCTTGTTCGTCAGGGTGTCGGTAGTCGCCTTGCCGATCAGCGTGTCAGTCGCGGCCGGCAAACTGACAGTCACCGTCCCGAGCGCGCCGGTAACGGTCCTGAGCGTTAGAAGCCCGCTGGTCGCATTGCCGAACGTGACGGAGCCGAGCGTGCCGGCCGCGCCGAGCGTCGGGGTTGCGCTGCCGCTCAGATTGCCAGCGTTCCAGACACCAACCTGACCAGCAACACCGGCGCTTATCGCTGTGGTGCTATTGACGGTCAGATTCCCGGTCAGGGTCAGCGTACCCGTTCCGGTCGTTATGAAATTCCCGTTGAACGATGCCGCCGTAATCGGCGCGTCCGCGCTGTCGTCGGCAAGACGGAAATTGATCGCTGTTCCGTTGCGCTTGATCTCGGGGAAGGATGCGGTAGCGCCGCCAAATTTCAGGCTGGTGAAAGAGCTACCAGTGTTGTTCATCAGCGTCAGGTCGCCATCTGACCCGGACTGGATGATCGATCGTCCAGTGAACTTGAAGGTGTTGGCGCCGCCGAGCGACAGGTTCCCGGATGATGTTATAGAGGGTGAGGTAATATTGCCGCTGCTGTCGACGATCAGCGTGTTGTTCGAATAGAGCGCCGCGAGGTTTAGCGTTCCGGCGCCTTGGCTGGCGAGGCCTGTAGTCGCAAGACCGCCATTGCCGTAGACGTGAAACTTCTCGGAGAGCGACGTCGTTCCCGGCGCTGTCGTGAAGATCCCGATCCCGACGCCGTGGTCAGTTGGCGTCCACGTCGCTCCGGAAGGTTCTGCGGTCGCACGCACTCTCGCGCTCTTGCCGTAGGCCGCGCTGTCCCAGCCTTGGAAATTGATCTGACCCATCGTCGCGCCGGTGGCGGTCGCGGTCGGAGCTGCCTTGGTGCCGCCCTGCTGGCGGAAGTCGAGCGCGGCCGTAGCTCCGTGGGAGTCCATGAAGATGGTCGTGGCGAAACCGTCAGCGCCATCCATCTGGAAACCGGTATCGGTCTCCGCGGCGGCCATGGCTGAGCCGCTGAGGTTGAGGTTCAGTTTCTTAAGCGTGTTATCCCACGAGAGCGCAGGATCTTGAGCTAGTCCCCCGAGGGCATTGGCAAAAGGAATAGCTCCGGGCGTAAACAATCCGGTCCCAAACAATGAATAGTCGATGCCGAAGGTGTACGTCCCTCCGATATTCGTGAGCGTGATCGGAGATGTCGCGATCACGTTAGCCGGGAATTTGACCAAGGCCTTGACCTTGATCTGTGGCCTGCGGACGACTTTGACCTTGATCTGCGGGACGGTCATATCTGCGCCACCCCGTCATAGACGGAGACCGTCCCGGTGAAAATCTGGTTGATCTCACCATTGAGCGAGTAGACGGCGCCGATCTTGTACGCGCCAGCGCATAGCGTCTGCATCTGAGCCGCCGTGAACAGCACCTCAAGCACAAGCGCAGTGGGCTGGGTGATGCCGCTCCCGATCGATGCCGTCAGCCGCTGGCAATCGTTCTCGTCCTTGACCGTGAGCGTGACGAGCGCCCCGGTGAACGAGATATCTGAGCCGGTGTCGGCATCGGTCGCGGTGATGTCGAAGGCCCAATCGGCTTTATTGGATTGGTCGAAGTTGACGATGTATGCCATGTTCTACAGCTTGATGTACATTGTTGCGAGCATGGTCGGCTGCACGATCGAGAACGGTGTAGCTATCTGACCTGCGAACGGCGTGCCGGTGAAAGTGGCTGATAGTGCCTGGTTGACCGCCAGCGAGTTATTATTCGCGAAGGCTGTAAGCACGTTGAACGCACCGGCGGACCCGGCGATGGTTGTCTGATTGAAGCTGTACGTCAGACCGCTGCCGCCAACCGATCCTGTCGGGGTTTGTGCTGGAAGATTTCCCGTAACGAGCGCCTTGGATTCGGTCGGGGTGCTTGCCGCGCCGAGCACGGTCGCGGCCGTGCCGAAATAGGTCGATGTCAGCCTACCAGCCGCGCTGGCCCCCATGTCGTCCAGAAAGGCAAGCGCTCGGCCGCGCCAGTCCGGCAATGCGATAGTCTTGCTGGCCGCATAGTCGGCAGCGGCCGAAGCACCGCGCCCGGTCGAAACGGTGAGATTTGGATCCCCGTTCCAGAGAAAGCTATACAGCGCGGAGGTGTCCGCGTTCGCCCGCTCAGTCGCCCCGGAGGTTGCGTTCCCGATCGTGCGGGCATTGCATCTGACGAAGCCGGTGACGACGCCAACACCATAGATCGGTTGCAACCACCCGGTCTGGAGAACGGTCGTCGGATCGACCGGGGAGCCACCGCCACCGCCAGATGATGCACCAGTCACGATGATGCCATCGGCGACGAGCTTTTCAACGCCGTTGACGTCGGTAAGGCGTATCTTGATACTCCCATCAGCGAGAAAGAACTGTGGCAGCCTGCCTGACGCATCAAGCGTAATGGTGCTGCCGCCAGGTGTGGGAATGGTCAAAGCACTGTCTTGATAGGCAATTTGCGGCGTACTGGTTGTGCCGGCCTGGATGATATATAGCTTGCCGCCAACCAACGGTTTGCCAAACTCGTCCAGTTGCTGAGTCATGCTCAGAGGAATTGTGCCAGCCATGCGGTTCTTTCACGAAAAAACCCGCCGGTAAGGGCGGGTTGGGAAACCTCAGATGATGTACGTGGTTCAGATCGCCGTCGTTCTCTTCGTCACTTGGGCGAGCATCTATTATAAGTGGGACGCGGGCGGCCCTGCGGTTGCGTTCGTCGCCATCATGTCTGCGATGATCGTGACCGGAGTTCTTGTCGAAATACGGCTACTTCCTTCGCGCTTCGCGGTCATACGTAAGCGCCTGTTTGGCTTGAATGATGAGCCGCGAGACGAGATACCCGGCCTCGGTACTGCCTTTCGGCATCCGCGAAATACGCTCAAGAATGGGCGCCGACTTCGGATCGGTGAAGATTCGGGCGAGTTCGTCGAGGTTGCTGCCGAGCTTCCATTGACCGTACTTGTCGCTGACGAACGTCCACCATTTACCCGGACTGAGCCCCGTTTTGAAAGCCTCCCCGACGATCCCGCTCCCGGACATGGCCCCAAGCTCCTGGGCGTTGAACGCCGTCAATGAGCCCTTGGCCTGTCGTGTGCCGGTGGCCTCGGCCGCCTCCAGGAAGTTGTCAAAGCCCTGCCAGATCCTGTTCCCGCCAGGAAGCGCGGTAATCGCTGCCTCAAGGTTCGTGCGCTGCTGGATATTGCCTACCAGCGCCTTGGCGAATCCAGCCGCCCCCATCTGATTTGGGCCGCCGTGCAAGTTCTTCGTAGCCTGATTGAATACGCTTTCGACATGAGCGCGCACGAGCTGCGAGGCCGCGGTAGGGTTCTTGGCCGCAAGCCTCGTGACCGCATCGTGGATCTCGACATGACTGTTCGGGAGGGGATTTGATGGAAACAGGACGTCGATCGCCTTCTGCGTCGTCACGTCCTTTTTGGCCAGACGACCAAGCGGGCCCTGCAAGAGCGGATCGAGGAACTGTTCGCGCGCCTGCTGCTGGATGGCGAGCGCGATCTGATAGTCCTGTGATTTGACCTCGCCGATCTGCTTCAGGGCCGAGGCCGCCATCTCATTGGACGACTGGACCTCCTTGTTCTTGGCTGGGTTGAATTTCGAGCCGGCATTCTCCGCGGCCTGATCGAAGTGTTTTTTGACCTGATTGAGGAAGCCGACCGAGTTATCAGGCAGATGGGCCACCCGCCATCCGACCTGCGGATTATTGCGCACCGCATCACGCGCTTCGGTCCAGCCCGGGATTGCCTTGACGTGGCTCATTTCGGCCGGCGTCAGTAGGACGCTTTCGGCCGCCTTATAATACGGATCGGAGGCCGCATTGATTGTCTTGCGAACGTCTCCAAGCTCGCTTTGCGCTGCCTCGCCGACCTGCGGCCCGATCTGGGATGGGGAAAGTGGCCTCCCTGTCACCGGCGGTCCAAGCGTTCCATTAGGGTTTAAATGGTGCGGGACTCCATTGATAACCGCATGATTTTGAGGGAGTGGGCCGACAAGCGGATCAATTCTTGCGAACTCGTTGAGCCCGGCTTGGTCGAACTGCTGCGGCCGCTGGGAATAGAAGTCCTGCATCCTGGTGCGTGACCCCGGCGCGCTCTCAAGAATGCGCTGGGTATCTGCCAACACCGGCTTTCCGCTGACCTGACTGAGCGCTTCCGGCCAAGTCAGGTCGATACCCTTTTGTCTTGCGACCAGCATCAGGTTGCGAGCATCGTCGATCGCGCCCGGCGGAAGATTCGGCAGTTGCTTGCGGATAGCCTCCGCAGCCGTCGCGGGGCGGCTCAGGGCCGCGCCTCCCGCGCCCGCCGCTATGCCGGCCGCGGCCCGCGCATAGGGCTCCATGGGCGTTCCAGCGGTCACCTGCCCTGCAGCCTCGGATGCGATGCCGGGAACGGCTGCCTGCATTGCCACCTTCCGGACGATCCCGCCAGGCCCAGCCAGCGCCGCCGGCAAGAACTGCCCGGCCGTTCGGCCATATTGTCCGTAGGTCGTCTTGGGCTCGTAGAAGTCCCCGGTGACGTCCTCGACGTGCTTCTGCAAGCTTGCGCTCGTCGGCAGCACCGTTTCGGCTGCGCGCGGGCCCGGATCCAGCCCGGTCTTCTCGGCGATAAAATCGGTGGCCTTTTGGCTGCCCTTGGCCAGCAGGTTCGACAGATCCCCAGCCATTCCGGCAATCCCGAGGCCGCCCTCGACCGCGCCGATAGCGGTCGACTTCGCAACATCGCTCGCAACAGCTTTCGCGCTCGGGGACGGAGGAGCCTCGGGAAAGGCGTCCCACGATCCCGCGGTGTCGCCATTGCTTGATGGCCTGCGTGCTGGGGCCTCTGGAAAAGCATCCCAGCTATCATTCGCCACCCGGTTCGGCTGAAGAGGGCCGAGATTCGGACCGACGTAAGGCCCATCCATCATGGCACGTACCGGGTCTTACCGGTCGGATCGACGAACGAGTCCCCGCTCTTGAGTTTGCCGGCGGCGACCGCGGCGTGAACATCTCCGGGGGACGAGAATTGCGGCACAGCCGATCCACTGGCGGGAGCCTGCTTTTCCTTGCCGCCGATGATGTTTTGAAACCGCTGCACCTCGGCCGGCGTGAACAAGGGCTTGGCCTTGTCCATTTCCCGGACTTTCTTGTCAAAGCCGACGTCGAGAACGCCATCCTTGTAATTCTGCGCCATGTCGGACACTTCGACGGCGCGTTGCTGGATCCGGATAGCGACATTGGCGAGGAAGCGGTTCGACTGTGGCGTGTTGTCGGGCGACATCGCGGCCGTCGACGCCAGTTTCATCTCAGCAACCCGGATCGGGCCGAGGCCTTTCAGCGCGCCAAGGCCGTTCAAAACGCTGTCCGCGATGACCTTGCTGACGATTTCCTGCGGCGCGGCCTTGTCCGGATCTCCCCCGAGCGCGACCGCGACCCGCTTCAGGGCGAGATTGTAGTTGTTGCCGATGCCGGAATAGAAATCCGGGCTTTCCATCTGCTTCAATGCAATCTGAAGCTTGGGGATTTCCTGAATAGCGCGCGTTCCTGCCTCGTCGATAGCCTGGTATTTGGCAACATAGACCTTGGCGTTTTCGACCGCTCCGGCCTCGGTCGCCTTCAGATCACCTTGGGAGGCCTGATATTCCGGAAGCGTCTGACCGCTCGCCGCGGCGTTCTTCATCTCGGTGGTCGGCTCTTTGCCGGCCAGATAGCTCTTCAGGCGCGTTTGAGCCGCGGCCGCGGTGGCCTTGTCGGGGCTGGCCGCGAGCAGGGTCAGGCGCTTGAGGATCTGGTCATCCTGCGGCGCTGGGGTCTGTGGGGCGGCTTGAACCGGCGCCTGAGCGACTTGAGGACCGGGCTGCGGCGGCTGTTGCTGCGGGTTGGGCTGTGGCGGCTGGACCTGCCCGAGGCCCATTTTCTTGATCTGGGCAACCGCAGGGGCGAGCACATTGCGCACCTGGGGATCGTTGATGTCGATCGGCGCCGTTGGGTCGACACCCAGCTGACGCGCCACCGAGGCGCTGGCCGTGCCGAGCTGATCGTTCGGGATGCCCTGAGCCGCAAGGATCTTCATCACCGTGGGCTGATCTTGCGGTCCCGCCGGAGGAGCAGCCTGCGGCCCTGCTGTCGACGCCTGCGCGCCGCCCCGGTTCACGGGTGCCGCTGCCGGAGCCATCCTGTTGGCTGATGGGCTGATGATGCCGGGCGCTTGGCCGGGGTCGACGCTATCGAGCTTCGCGCGCTCGGTTGGGCCGATAGAGGCGCCGATCAGCGCGTTGCCTTCGTTGATGGCGCCCTTCTGGTAGAGCGTCTTGGCCATTGAGCCGAAGTCCGGAGAGCCATCCCGAAGCATTGGAATGCCATTTGGATTTTCAGCGGTGGGCTTGAACGCATCGCGGAGGTCGTTCTTGGCCTTCTGGTCACGCCCGGAATTGTAGGCCGCAATCGGGTCTCCGAACGTCGAGAAGTCGTAGCGGGTGTTGCCGCTTACGCCTGCGATGATGTCGTCGATGCCAGCCATCAGCCGAACATCCCGAACAGGTTTGCCGCCGTGCCGGCAACCTTGCCAATCGCATCCCAACTATTCTTTGAGACGTTGTAGTTGTTCATGGTTGCCGCCGCGTCGCTCGCGCCCTGCCCGGTATAGTTGGCATTCGCTGCGTTGCCCTGACCTTGGAAAGATCGGTCAATCGCGCCAGCTCCACCAGTTGCAGCACCAGCAGCCCCACCGACCGCCCCGGCCTCAGCGTTAAAATATGGCTGCAATCGGCTTACATAATTGCCATATGACTGATCGGCCAATCCGGTAGCAAATTTCAAGGTATCGGCGTCCGCGTTCCCGCTGTTCAGATTTCCCGCCGCAGCATGAGTGCGCTGGAGCGCTTGCAAGCCGGTGTCCATCTGGAAGCCATAGGCGGGATCGGTCGTGAAATTGGTCTTCGCCCGGGCGAAGCCCTCGGCTCCGTTCGCCCCAGTAGCATCGCCATAGGCATCCGTACCTCTGCCATATTTGTCTATCAACGGCTTGTAGTATCCGGTGGCAGTATCCACTCCGGTCTTGATCGCATCCCGGCCCTGCTGATAATTGCCCGACAGCTCGTCATAGCCCTTCTGCAGGCCGGCGTTGCGCTGTCTGGCGGCTTGCTCGGCATCATCATTCGAGAAGATCGAGAATAGGCCCATTAATTTGCTCCCGGTGTCCAGAGCTTGGTCGTTGAATTGTAAATCAGGACTTGCCCGTTTGTCGGTGCGACCGTCGAGACGTCCGGAAGCTGCGTTAGTTTCTGACGCGCCGAAAAGTAGTCATACCAAGTTTGCAGCATCAGCCCGGTATTACGATCAAACACCGGAACGTCCCTGCCCGGGAATGGTGTCATCGCGTCAGCCTCGTATCCTGATTACCGCCAAGGAATGCACCGTAAACCGGATCGCTGATCTTCAGCCGCCAGCGACGGCCATGCGTGCTGGTCATCCCGGTTCGTACCATCGCAATTCGCGCGTCAGTGGCCTGTCGCCCGAGATCGCGGATGAACTCGTTGCCGTAGGTAATCCCGCCGTCGTTCGACCACGAAATGCCGACCTTCGGGTTGGTGGCGATCGGATCGGTGCCCGTCGCGATGCCAACCCCGGTCACGAAGTTGAAATCGGCCTTACCGACCTTGGTCCGGGCCGGGAACCCTACGACAGGCCCGCTGTCCAGTTGCATGATCAGCGGGCTTCCGTACTCGTCCAAAGCACTCGCGTCGATCTTCAGGATACGCCCGCCTTGCGTGTCTCCGACCAGCCATTGACTGAACGCGAACGTCCCGCCGATCGCGCGCCAGCGGGTCTGCAGGTAGCTCTTGCGCTCGTTCCACTTCTGCGAGCCAATATCGAACTCCCATGTGAACGTCGGACATGAAATCACCCATTTCGGGTGGCCCTGCGAGATGTAGACCGACGCCTCGAGCGAATTGTCATCCGGGACCGAGGCTAGCAGCCGGTCCAGATCAGGAGGTGAAATCTTGTCCGGTGTTGGTGTCCCGTTGTGCCGCACCACAGAATGATCATCGGCAACCCAACCCAGCATTGACCCGAAGCCGTCGTCGTGCCCCGCCATGGCGTAACGGCTCAACAGGCCCCGTTGAATGGTGTACGATCGCGTGAACGGAAAGCCCGTAGGGTTGGCCGTGTCCGCGTAGACCTCGCCAAATGTCGGGCCCATCGCGACCAACTGGCCGTTGAAGGTCACGACCCGGTTCAGCCCGCCCGGCTTCGATTGAGCCTTGGTCTTGTCCGTGGTGGCGATCGTGACATCATTCAGCCCCGACGCCTGCAGCGTTCCGTCGCCATACGAGAAGATGAAATAGCCGTCCATGAAGCAGACGCTATTGGGGGAGCCAATATCGGGATCAGCAAATGCAATCACCGAACTGGCCAGCACCGAGAATGCGCCGGTGCCAGGCGCGACGCAAACCACGTCGGGAGACCCAACCTTGTTGTTGCGGGCAAAGAAGACCTTTTCCGTTCCCGTCAACGATCCGGTCATCAGCGTTTCGACGCCGGCAGACGTGAATTTCGTGACCTTGCCAGACCACGCCGCGACAAATGTGCTGTCGACCAGAATAGAGCCGCGGAATCCGGTTTGCCCTGAAGCCGCGAACAGCGACAGGCCGGGGGATTTGCGCCAGACCGCGGGAGGCGGGGCAAGCTTCTTTGAGGCCTCGATATCCTTGCCAAGGGGCTCGGCCAGACAGTTGATCAGACGACCCGCACTTTCCTGAGGACTGGCGCCCGGTGAAGTGGAGAGAGGCCAAGGAATCGGCACAGAAACCATTACGAAAACCTCGCGTATTCACCAAAAAGCCGCGAGGCTTCCGCGCAATATGCCGCATGGGCTTTCTCAGGAGTGTCAAAATAGCCGATAGTCTTCTGAGCGCCTTGGAAGCCGATACCGGCTCTCCACCTCTTTGTCTGCTTGTACCAGCTAACTCCTTTGTATCCGCTCTTGTTGTCAGCCCGCTTGCCCATGTTCGCTTTGTTCTGGCTATTGGTAGCCGCCCTAAGATTGGCCCAGGCGTTGTGACCTCTGTTGGTGTCCTTGTGGTCGATGCGCGATGATGGCCATTCACCCGTCACATAAAGCCATGCGAGCTGATGTGCCTTGTATCGCCCGCCATCTACCCTAATGAGGACATAGCCATCACAGTCTGCACCGGCGACCGATCCAGCCGGCGTGTTGTTGCTAGGAGATGCCCGCCAACGAAAAACCCCCGTAAGGGGGTCATAATCGAGCAACTCCCTGACCCGCTCGGCGGTTGGCTTCATCAGAAATAACTCACAATCTGCGGACTGAAGCCCGGCGTCTGCCGCACCAGAACCCGCAACCGGTTGCGCAGCGCCTGCGCCTTGGCCTCATCCGAAACCCCGGCGAACTCATCGGCCGCCGCGTTCGCGACCAGCTTGCAGAACGTGATGAACAGCGCATCATCGAGCTCGTCCGGATCGTCGATGTAGATCGTCCCGTCAGCATTCAGTTCAGCGACAACTGCATCGATATAGCCGTCAAGGTCCGTCGCGTCCTCTGCGGACACGTTCGTCCCGACATCGCCACCGGTGAGGATGGCGAAGGCCTTGAACTGGATCTCTTGGCGGGTTTTAGACATCGGCGGGTTCGTCAGTCTTGTCCTTCGGAGGCCGGCCGGGGACGCCGCCGACCTCGAAGAACCGGTTGCGCTTGGCCCGCGCGATAATGTCTCGATCGGCCACCTCTACCGGCGCGCCCTTGGGGAACTTGATTCCCCCGAACGCCGTGGTGAACGACGGGCCCGCCGTACCGTCGGTATCCTCGCCAAGCCATGTCAGTTTTGCCATTATGCTGCCTCTTCCTTGACTTCGACATCCGCCAGACAGACGTCATGGCAGACCGAACCGGTGTAGTGTCGAACGCGGATGTCTGGATCGACCCAGCATTCCCCGCCGACCGATTTGAACTTGCGGCAGAAGTTGTAATCCTCGCCCTCGTCCGTGACCTGACCATCGATCGTGATCATGTCGAGCCAGAACCAGTTCCGAACCGGGGAGCCATCTGCGATGTAGGGAACGGTTACCGGCTCGAGCCGCTTGATGACGCTGGAGTGGATTGCCATGAACCCGGTTGCGACCGCATCCATCCGCCAGATGCGGCCGGCATCGGTGCGCTTGCCCATGATCGTACCAACCGGGAATTTGGCCACTGCGGCGGGCTGCTCGTCCCACCGGTGATGACGCTTTGCCGGCGCTGCGGCGATGACGTCAACGCCATGCTTGAACAGCTTGAAGAAGTCCGCGGCACTGAACCCGATATCGTCGTCGATGCATACGATCCAGTCGCACTGGTCATCCATGGCATGGGCGATCAGGCGATTGCGGACCCTGGGGAGGATCGCAGTCCCCGCAGCAATGTAGGTCTTCAACTCGTACCCGAGCTTGGCCGCCATCCGGTCCACAGCCATGACGGACAGCATGTAGTCGTAATGGACCTGTTCGTTGTAGCATGGCGTGCAGAGGCCAATGCGCATGGGTTCTCCTCAAATGGAAAGGGCGGACCGAAGCCCGCCCTCCAGGTTTCGGCTGCCTATGCTACCGGGCAGTATTCCACGACGACGATGCCGGCTCCCGCAGTCATTGCCGAACCGGTCGAAACCGAGGTGGCGACGACTGCGGTGTCCGCTGTAGGGGTGACGGTGGTAGCCGTGGCCAACGCCGTGCCGCCAGTGATTACTCCGGCGGTCCCCAGCGCAATGCCGGTGCCGAAACTGGCATCGCTCGCGACCGTGCCGATCTTGAGCGTATTGGTCGAGCCTGCATTGAACGCCGTGGTGACGATGACATAGCTGCGCAGAACGACGCAGCCGGCAGGGATCGTTCCGACCTGCGCGACCCCGGTATAACCGAGAGCGAACGTGATCGGAGCCCGGAGATAGTTGATGGTCTGGTCCCCGCTGCTGCGGGCAGGATAGTTAGCCATGACGGCTCCTTATGAATGGGGGTGAGGGGAAAAGGCGGGCCGCAAAGCCCGCCCCGGTCATCAGGAATCCGCAGCCGCGGCGAAGAATGCAGTTGCGATGCCCCATTCCTTGAGCAGGCCGCCGGTGGTCTTCTTGAACATCTTGCCGACGCCGTAGGCCGTCTCGATGCCGACGCCCTGGTTGAACTGATAGTCGGTGTTGTCGAGCTGCGTTGGCTTGGCCATCTGGCCGTAAGCCATGAACATCGCCGATTGACCGCACAGCCAGACCGGGCGAACGTCCGTGGTGCCGCCAGAACCCGCGTTGGTGTAGTAGGTCGGCACGCGGGTCTCCAGCTCGGGAACCTCGTGATGGATCACGCCATCATCGAGCAGATCGCCGTCCTGGAAGATCGGGTTCTTGTTCATCCCGTTGCCTTCGCGGGGCCGGGCGTCCTTGTTGATGGTTTCCAGATCGATCTTCAGATCCCGGAAGGTGCGCGTGCCATGGAAGGCCACGAAGTATTCCTTCCCGTCGACCGTCTTGAATGGCCGAATGCGCGGGTTGGCGGTGCGGGCGATGCGCTTGAGCAGCCGCATGGCAGCGCGGTTGCACTTGTCGTCGGTCGTGTCCAGGGTTGCCGTCGCCGTGGCGAAGGTGGCCGAGTAGTTCGACTTCAGCTTGCCGAACAGAACGCGGTCGACGTTATCCACCACCCAGGTATTCTTCTGGGCTGCGGTGGAGGAATCGAACAGGATCCCGTTGACGCGCTGGCCTGCGGCTGAACCAAGCCCGGCAGGCGCCGATTCCGACACCAGCGCATAAAGCGCATCGCAGATTTCGTCGCGGGTCAGTTCCTTGAGCCAGTCCGACAGAAGCGGGCGGGCAATATCGAAGATCGCCGCCGAATCCTTCTGCTTTTCTGCCTTGTTGGTCTTGACCGCGTTACGGCCCCAGTCGATCCAGGCCCGCAGACCATAGTTGTCGATGACTTCTTCGTTGCCGGCCAGAGCGCCGGAGGCGACGGCGGTCGCCGCGAGGCGGGCGACCATCGGGATGTTCATCTGCTCGCCGCCGGAGGTCAGCTCCATGCGCTTGCGGATGATCGAGGTGATGGCTTCGCCCATGTAGGTCGAGAAATAGTTCTCGCGAACCCATTCCCGATTGACCTGCTTGGTGAACTTGATGACCTTGTTGTTGGCCTGGATCGTAGTGAGAGCCATGACGGCTTGTCCTTTCTGAAGCCGTCAGCCCAATAAAAAACCCGCCATCAAGGCGGGTCGGTCATCAGGGGTTCGGCCGGTTTTAGGCGTTGGCGTGGCGCCAGAGCCCATCGTTCGAGATGTCGTTGTCATCTGCGGAACTGTCCGCCGATGCGTTGGTCGCCCTGGTCAAGGATGGCGGGAGAGAAACGGCCGGGCGCCCTTGCTGGGTCTGGCCGGGTTGCTGGGTTGCGGTGCTGCGCGCCCGCTCGATGACCTTGGCCTGGTTGGCCGGGTCAGCAAGCCATGCGTCCAGCTTCTTCTGGAAATAGGCGTTGGGATCGTTGCCGACTTCAGCACGGGTTTTCTGCTCACGGTGCCATTCCATCAGGGTTTCGCCGGGGTCACGTGACTGCTGCATGCGAGCCTTGAGCGCAGGATCGACTTGCTTCTGTGCAGCCGCGTAGGCCTCCTCGAATTCCCCTTTGTAGGTCCGATGAGCCTGTGCGAGAGACGATTCCCGTTGGTTGTTGAGAAGCTTTTCCTCAAATTTGTTCTCGAGGTACTTCTCGTAGCCTTCCGGATCGAGCAGCGGATCAGGTTTGGCCGCCTCCACCTTCGGAGCCTGCTTGTCCTGTGCCGTGAGCCGCTGACGTTCTGCCAGCCATTGATTCCTTTCGGTTTCAAGTGCCGTCAGCCGTTCGGCGAGCGCCCGCTTTTCTTCGTTGATCTCCCTGACCCGCCACGATGGGACCTGCGGCGCGTTGTCATCGACGACAGGCTTTTCGGCCTGCGTCTCCGCAACGGGCTTTTCAGGCTCCTCGGTTGGCTTGCCAGCGAAACGACCAGCGTCGTCGCGCGGTTGCTCGTCCTGCTCAGGCTCGGCTTCCGGGGCTTCAGTCTCGACTTCAGCCGGTACTTCGTCCGCGTTGGCCTCGTTGAACAGGTCTTGGTCCGTCAATCCCTCAAGTGCTTCAATCGGCATATTTTACCCTTTCGCGTATCGTGCGAAGACGTTTGCCTGATGTCGCTCAGGCGTGCGGGGTCGTCTTGAGCCTGTGTCGCCGGCTCGTGCGATTACTCTGCGTCGGCCTTTGGCTTGGCGTTGGCCCGCGCGATCTCCGCGTCAACCTCGCCCTTGGCCCTCGCGGCCTCGATGCCTGCAGCCGCTTTCATGGCGTCAATCCGCATCTGGTTCTGCGCCCGGCGCTGCTCGATCTCCATTTCAAGCCCGGCCTGCTGTTCCTTCAGATGCCAGTCGAACGCCATTTGCTGTTGCGTCTGCTCGCGCATGAACTCGGCCTTGGCCGCTTCGCGCTGCTGCTCGGCGACGAACTCAGCCTGCTTCTGCTGGGCCGCCTGGGCCGCCGCCTGCTGGTCAAGCTGCTGCTGGGCCTGCAGGGCAAGGATCTTCGGGTCAGGCTTGGGTGGCGCGTTCTGCGCAGCCTGGATCTTCTTCAGCATCTTGGTCTTGATGACGGACTCGATCGGCGAAAGCTCGATCGCGATCTCCGGGAACTGCTGGGCGAACTGTGGGCCGAGGTTTTGCAGTGTCATCGCCGCGTCGGCCTGCATGTTGATGCTGTCCTGACCCTCGTCAATGATGAAATCGACATCCATGGAGCCGATGGCGTTGACAATCGCCGGGCGGCCGTACTGGTCAACCTCAAGCTTGTTGATCTGGAAGAACTGAGCCACGTTCTGGTCATCGGTGACCCGGATCCAGCGCTCGGCCTTCCAATGCTCCGTGATGATGTTCCAGATGCAGCGGTAAACCCGGATTTTCCAGTTCTTGAAGGATGACAGGTATGGTCCAAGCTCGGCCATGCCTGCCTGTTGCAGCAGCGCAATCGCCCGTCCGGATGAATCCTCAAGGCCCTGCCCGATCAAGGCCGGGTTGGGCCCGAAGTTCTCGATTTCGGTCTTGGCCTCCTGGAGCATCTCGAGCTGGCCGGCGAAATCCTGGTTGGCGGACTCGTCCGGCTCCATCTTCAGGCCCGGGTTGACCTCAACCCATCCGTCCGGCTTGGCCCATTCGCGCCGGGCAATCTCGATATCGTCGACGGCGCCCTTCTCGGACACCACACGGCGCGTATTGAGCAGATGCAGCGCCTTCGACCGGCGCATGTTGATTTCGTCTTGCGCGCTCTTCAGGTTCCGAATGAACCCGTAACGGTCGCCATCGTGATCGACAGCCGCCGAGAACATCAGGAAGCGGGGGAACGTCTTGCCCTTCTCGTCATGGAACGGGCTTTGGCCCTGCATCATGACGGTGTTCCCGATATAGAGCGTCCAACACCATTTCCCCTTCATGATGTACCAGTGATCAACCATCCGCAGCCGCTTCAGGCTGGTGTTGACCCACACTCGCTCCCGGTCCTGATCGGCGGAGGTCGTGACGTCTGACCCTGTCTCCATCAGGTCGTCAATCTCGGACGCCTTCGATGGGATCAGCTCCTTGGCCTGGTCAACGTCGATCCACTTCGCAATTCCCATGTAACGGGCGTCGGTAAAGCCCTCATCGAACGACCTGGGATCATAGAAGAAGGTGTCAGCGTAGACGATATGGATCGCCAGATCCGGATCGCCGACATCTCCCGTTTCAAGGTCGAACTCAACGCCGGCAATGCCATCGATCGCCCCCAGCCGGGCGTTGCGGGTGGATTTGGACTTCCAATCGTTGGTGTCCAGGCAATATCGCATGACCGCGGTCGCAACGTCAGCGCCTTGTTCATGCTGTGGCGTCCGGGCGTAGGCTTTCGGATCCTGCCGCAACTTCTCGACAATGCCGACAACCGCGTTGATCTTGCGTTCGATCCGGTTCGATGTGACGACCGGCTGCTTGCGCCGCTGCAGCACGGCGATTTCTGCATCGGTCCACTGATCGCCGTGGTAATAATGCCGGGCTTCGCGGGCTTCTTCCACCTCGGCCGTCTTGGCGCCGAGGTAGTCGTAATACTGCTTCTTCAGCTTGTCGACGCTCAGATACTGGGCGCTGTCGTCATCGATAGACGAGACTCCGCCCCCGGCTGTCATGGGCTCCGGGGGCTGAAGAAGCGGTTGCATCAGACTGGCTCAGGTCTACATCAAGCGGCCTTGGCTTTCGCCTTGTCGGCCTCGCGGATCTTCTTGCTGGCAGCCTCGGCCTCGTCATGGGCCTTCTTCTGGGCCGCCATGCGCGCGTCATATGCCTTGGGATCCTTGATGTCGGCGCAGCGCTGCAGGATCTGGTCCCGGATGCTCTCGGCGCCGGACGGGCTCGCGGTGGTCAGCGAGTTGGCGAGGACGGCGATTTCCGCGATGTGGTCGACCTTGGGCTCTGCGGGCTCTTTCGTGACGGCAGGCTTGGCGGGCTCGATCACTCCCTGAGTGCGGTCGTTCGGAACGAATAGGGTCGACTTGGCTTCCGGGTTGGTCTGGTTCTCGTCCATGTTATTACTCTCCTGTGGTTCTAGCCCCAATGGGAATTTCTACCCGCGCGAGCGCATCGAAAGCCGCTGCAAGTTCCTCGCAGGTCACGGTTGAGCCCCAGATCCGCAGCGATGACATGCGGAGGCAGTCTGGGCAATCGCATGGCTCAGCGCCGCGTTGGAATGGGCAAACGTATGGGCCCGGTGGGATGACTTGGATGTCCTCTTTACCCATCTCAATACACCTTCCATCCATCATCGCCCGAGGCCTGCGCCGACTTGTAGCCGGAGATGTTCTTGGGCTTTTCGTTAGCCGGCGGCTTGCGGATCCACGGCCGCGACATGCAGCCGTATCGCTCATCGTCCGGGGCGTGATCTTCCATGTCGCTGTCAACGTCCTCAGGCTTTAAAGGATCATGTTGCAGTGCTGGAAACGTCCGGATGAAGTCGGTGCAGGTCGAAAACACGACCAGCATCGGCAAGCCCTCCTCGTCTCCCTCAAGACGACCTCTAACCTGATCCCATCCGCCCATCGCGCCGCGGCCAGGCACTCGCTTGTTATCCGCCGGCCTGAACGGGACCAGCTTCGCCTTAATCAGCTCGGCGTTGATCCGCTCAGCGATCGAGGGGCCGCCGTCCTCGCTGAATGCGGCCGGATCGAGCACGCCGCCGACCAGCTTGGGATCTTTAGCCTCCCGCTCAGCTATTCCCCGGCCAACCGCATCCGCGTTCATCTTGAGCCCGACGTTTGGCTTGCCCGGCTGCATGCCGTACCACTCTCGATAGCGCACCAAGCAACCTCGGGGCAGCCACAGCCCGGACGGTAGGCAAAACTTATCGCCGACGACTGCATGCCAGCCAAATGAGAACGGCTTGGCCGAGCCCCAGTCACCAGACCGAAACCGCGTCCAGTCCTCAGGTATCTCGAATGGCCGCACAACATGACGGCTCGCGTCCCAGCAGTCGAAGAACGCACCCTCAATGACGTCCCAATCGCCCTCCAGCCATGCCCGGACCAACTCCTTTGAGCCGGACTGGTAGAGGTTGGCGACGTAATCAGAGCCCAGGTAATGGTTGTCACTCAGCTTCGACGGGATGAATACCCGGTTCTTGCGGATCTTCTCGCCCGTGAACGGATTCGCGAAGTCTTCCCAGATCAGTCTCCAGCCGCTCGGCTCTGGCGTGATGTAGCGCTCTCGAACCCATTGATGGCCCGGCCCGCCAGGATTTCCGGTCGCATGGAATTGACACGGCACACCTGATGCCGATCGAAGCGTCGCACGAAGCTTGTTGACCGGCGTCGGATCGGCCCAGTGCGTCAGCTCCTCAAAGAAAATATCGGTATAATTGTGCCCTTGGTAGTTGTCCGCGTCAGCATCCTTGTCCAGATACTCGAACTTCAACCGCGCCTTATTCGGGAACGTCCACCATTTCTTTTGTTCATTCCAGGACGCGCCGAGCGGACCGTAAATCTGCTTTGACCGCTCGATCGCCTCCTTCAGGTCCTCACGAGTCCGCCGAAAGAACGTCCCAACACAGTCCTCGCCATATCGAGACGCCTTGATAGCAAACTTGCCGAGCATCCCGTCAGTCTTGCCGCCGCCTCGCGCCCCACCGTAGAAGATCTCATCGGCCGGGCATTTGACCAGCGCGGCTTGCGGACCAGGCTGAGGTGACCAAGCGAGCTTAGTGCTTCGGGCTGTGCTCGGCTTCCCAGTCCTCAACGCTTCCGACGGGATCGCCTGAGACGACATAGTTTGTGTTCACATTCTCGCTGACGGTTCGGTCGATGAACATGCCGAGTTCCTTGCCGAGCAGTTCAAGAGCGCGGTTCGCTACGCTGCCTTGGTACTGAAACTCGCCAATTGGGTTGCCTTCGTCATCGGTTACGGACGTGGCCTGCATGGCCTTGGCGACGTTCTGGGTGAGCATTTCAATTACCCACTCCTTGGTAAGGGCCGTGGCTTTAATCGCATCGGCGGTCGCCTGACCGTGCAGGGCTTCGCGTTCTCCTAGAATTTCCCTCACGCGCCCTAGGATACCCTCATTGGTCCCTAGACGATGAGCATTACGCTTGCCGTCCCGATAGCCGGCGACCTCATAGGCTTCCGTGTGAGGCTTGCCCTTGGCGACCTCCTGAGCAAAGCGCTCATGCTTGGGATTTGTCAGGGCTGGCATTCTTGTTCCACTCGCATCGTCGGTTGAGCGTCAGGTTCTTGGCGAAGCGGATATCCTCGTTCGAGAACGTCCAGCATTCGCCGGTTTCGTTGATTGCGGTGACCCACTCCAGATCCGAATCCGTGCCGCGGTCGATCAGGAACTTTGCGAGCGCAAGGCCCTTTGGCGTGTCGAGCCAGATAACCTGCTGCAGTTCGTGGATTGAGGTCAAAATAATTCCAGTTAAAACTGGCGATCCCCCTCAGAATTGCACTGAGGCCGTAAGCGGGGCGGGGGCAGTGCCGGGACCAAATCACTTCGCGCCGACGCTGACAAAAGGACATGAAGGTTCCCCGGGGTCAAGTGCGATGATGATTATGCACACAATCCCGCGGCGGCCTCTCATTCGAAAATCCGTAGACTGCCGCCATCAGGTCAAGGCACAGCCGAAACCGAAACCCGAAATACTCCTCCCACCGCTTGCCGGGGAGGTCGCGGCGCCGTGCGATCTCCACATAGGCCAGCCGCTCAATGAGAACGTCCCTGGTGAGCGCGGCTCCGTCAGGCCCCAAGCCACGGTCGATCTGCGCCAGACGCGCCACGGCGCGCCGCTGCGGCTCTGTGATCGCCTCCGGCATCCTTCCGCCGTCAACGGCTTCCTTGCCGGGGTCGATTGCTCGCGGGCCGCGGGATGCGGTCTCCCAGTCGGCCTGAAATGCCCTGCCCGCCTGATACTGAGCTTCGTTGATCGACTTGCGGGAATGCAGCCGGGCCAGCGGATCGTCTCGCAGGTTGCGCATCACGGCGATTTTATCTCCGGGCTCTAGGGCCATGGGATCATCCACAACCATTGGAGCGACTTGGGCGCCGCGGTTTGTCTCCACCGCTCGGCGGTCGTGGACCTTGGCGGGGTTGTAGGGCTGGCGGGCGCGGGTCATTTCATTGAGCCTCGTGGTGACGGAAATGCCGCTTCACATCGGGGGACAGATTGTCGATGATATAAATCAGCGAAGGACCAAAGGAGCCGCGCTGGCCCAGAAACGGCAACAGCGCTTTAGTCGCCAAGGCCAACTCATAGGCCGTGATGTCTGGCAACGGCTCGAAAGTATAACTCCGCGATTGCACGGTGATGCTGCCGATCGTCCCCGTCCCTGACGCCAAAATTGACGCCAAATTCTGGTTCTCGCTCATTCCGCTGCTCCGTGATGGTGCCATGTGCACAGACGAATCCCCAGCCTGCGCTGGTACATGTAGATCGTGCGGGCTTTGACCCCGAGCGCGTCGGCCAGGATGAAAGGATCGACCGTTGGGTTTGCCCGTAGATAGGCGTCACGCTCCGGGGTGAACACGCGAGAGCGGCGGATGGGAAAGAGGTCTGGCGCGTAGACGCTCATTGCTCAGGCCTCCGGGGGAAGCGGGAGGGGCATCCAGTGGGTTATCTCGCTACTGAGTGGCTTACCACCTCCGATTGTTTCCCACGCTCCACCACCCCACCCGGTCCATGCGATTGACTGCACATCAAGCCGAGAGGCGTAGCCAGCCATGCCGGGGAAATAACCTAACACTCGCGTCCCATCCTTCGGCGCGCTGTCTATCGTCCGCCACGGCGAGGGCATCGCGGCGATGGCGGCGCGGGCGGCTGACCGGTAGGATGCCGCAGTGCAGTCTTCGTCAGCATGGCCGTTGCGCCTATCGTCCTCCAATATCGCCCGCGCGACACGCTCAACTGTCTCCTCGATCTCAGTCATTGCAGAGCCCCTTCGGATGCATCCAGTTAGGGCGCAATCCCGGTTTTCGCACAGTTCTTCATCTCGCTCGTAACAGGTGATACCCTCAGCCATGGCCTCCCCCTCAAACCGGCAGATCATCAACGCCGCCAGGCCACGGCACCAGAAACAGCTCAGACTGTGCCTGCATCGCTTCAAGCCATGCGATACTCACCATGAGGCCGGCGCCCAATAAAAACGCACCAGCAAGCTCCTGAGGGCCTTGGGCAGCCCTCCGCTTGGCCGCGCGATAGTCGGAGAGCTTCACGACGTTGGTCATTGCAGACCTCCCTATTCGATCGGCCGATAGTCGTTGAGATTTATTTCTACATTAAGCGGCGTAAATCTCATTCTCTGGCACACGAATACGACGCCAAACGTAAATGCGGCACCGACACATCCGGCTGTGAAGCACGCACCAACAAGAATTAGAAACGCCTGAAAGAAGTCAAAAACCTGCATAGGGCCTACCCTGTTTTCCGTTGGAAATACGCCTTCAACCACTCCCGACTTGCCTCTAGCCGGGCCTGCACATCGCCGCGCTTCGAGGGCTCGCGGAGGCCGGAAACAACCTCGCCACCGCCGCGCTCAGCCTCCTCAAGAGCAGCAACTGTAGCCGCGTTCGGAGTGCTATCCTCGATCTTCGGAGCCTCACGCACTGAACCGTCAGATGGATCTCGGATCATTGCCTCGCCTCCGCGCTGAGCTTCTCGATGATGTCCCGCGGACACCGGCAAGCCGGCGATTCCGGATCCGGCCCGGCCTGGTGTGACCAGTAGCCGGTCTTCGTCCACGTCCGCACAATCGGCTCCCAATCGATGGCCTTAGGCTCGCCAAAGGCAACGACGGCGACCTCGAGGAAATCCTCCGAGTTGAGCCAACTCGCCGGCATGGGAATAAATTCCGTACCCACTTTCGAGCGCAGCGTCTCGCCAAGTCGCACGGCTGCCGCGATAATGATTTTGGGATCAACCCCAGTCTTCACCAACGAATTGAATTTCTTCTCTGCAGCCTTCCAGCCGTAGTTCCCATTGCGCTTGGGGTAAGCCTTCCGAAGAGATTCAAAATCCTCACTCGAAGGCGAAGCCGCACGAGATTTCTTCTCTGTCTCTTCTCTTGTTCTCTTCTCTATATCCTCTTCTCTAGGCAAGCAGGTTGCTTGCAAGGGTGCTAGCACTTCGCTAGCAGAGAAAAAACCTGAGTCTATTAAAGGGGTTAGGGCTGTGCGCAAATCCTCAACACTCATGTGGACGCGGAATGCGATCTTCTCGATAGATGCGTCGATAGAACCGTCTTCGTACTCGCTTGCTAGCAGCCATAGCATTGGCGCTAGCGCCCTGCTAGCAACCGGCAAGCGCACGAACTCGAAGTCTGTCATCAACCCCTTGTGGAGTTTGATCCATGACGGCGTGCGCTCCTTATAGTGCTGGAATGATTTCCAGTTCTTCGGCGTTAGGATCACGATCGGCCCTTTCGAGCTTTCTCGGCTGCGGCCATAATTTGCCGGCACACGTTCTCGGCATCGGCAGGATTGATCATCACCCGCAAATAGCTTTCCGACTTTTGATCGGTCCATTCTTGGCAAAGCACGACGTGCCCACAGCCCCCTACGAAGACGTCTACAGGCATAACCTCGAAGGTCTTGAGACCGGCCATTACTTGATCCCCATGTGACCGCGGTAAAGGTCGATCATGGATTCTCTGGCTTGGCGCTTCTCTTGGTCTTCTCGCCGAGCTCGCACGATCGCCTTGAGCGCAGGCACGTCGAACCCATTGCTCGCTGCTTCCTTGTAGATGTCAGATCGATCCGAACCGATGCTTTTGATCTCGGCTTCCAGAGCCTCAACCCGCTCAATTATCGACCTGAGTTGTTCCTTCGAATTGCCGCCCAGCGTCTCGCTCATGCCTATCCCCGATTTGTGATGATGAGTATTCACGCAAGGCAACTGATGCGGCATCAATGAGAACGTTGGCCAGATGCGCCTTTGTAATCTCGATGCGTTGAAGCTCGCCGTCTCCGATCTGGTAGTTGAAGATGAAGACCCCAGGAGACGGAAAGGTCATGTAGGCGAGCTTTGCTTTCATGCTGGCGCTCCTTCAATGTGATAGACAGCCCGCATTAGTTCGACTGTGTTGCGAACGCTGTATTTTCCCAACAGATTGGCCCGATGCTCCTCTACCGTACGGTGGGAGATGCCAAGGCTTTCTCCGACTTCTTTATTCTCGTATCCTTGCAGGAGGAGATCACGGACCTGCTTTTCCCGCCGAGTGAGGCGAGCTGCTCTCATGCTGCACGACCTTCCTTGCGAAGCTGCGCCGTCATTTCGGCTTTCAGCGCGGCTTCAAGCTCACCCCTGCGGATCGATCGCGGCGGCTCGGCTTTGACAAGGGCTTGCAGATGGGCGATCCGGTGCGGCCGGGGAAGGCGCTGGAGGCGCTTTAAGGTGGTGAAGATGTCGGTCATGTCAGTTCCGCTTTGATCGTGTCCACGAACGCGGCGAAGTGGTCGAACTGCGCGACCCTCGCGGCGATCTTTCGGCACGCGTGGATCACGGTCGTATGGTCTCGTCCTCCAAAGCGTTTTCCGATTTCTATTGTCGATCGCGTCGTGAGCACCTTGCAGAGGTACATGGCGATCTGGCGGGGCTCGATGACGGCGCTATCCCGTCGCACCGAGATCAGATCGTTGACGGTCACGCCGGGGAAATGCCGCAGCACCGCCTGTTGAATGAGAATGATGCGCGGGCCGAAGCAGTTCCTCTCAGAGAGGACTGACAATATATCCTCGGCTTCACGCAACAGGTGATCCGGGATCGGCGGAAGGTTGAGGATTGGTGCTGGAGTCGGTGTCGGTGGCGGTGGTAAAGGCGCCGGCACCAATGCAGCCGCGCGCCGCGCAATGTCGGCGTGAAACCGCTTCGAGCGTTCGTTGATTTGCAGGACTGTCGGTGTGATGCTGTTTGCCCCTTGCATGGTCACTCCTTCACTGGTGGGTCTTGGTCATGGGTGAATGTCACCGATCCGATCTCCGCGCACAGGATCTGGCGAGCCGCCGAAAGCTGAGCCGCAGCCGCGCAAAGCGCAGCATCAGAATGGTGCACGCCAGTTTTGCGAGCGAGATTGATTTCATTCGAAAGCCTTGAAATTTCGACCTGCAGGACAGCAACGAACTCGGCTTTGATCCTATTCATCAGCCAGTTCGGAACGATCTTGGTCCGAAGGCGGCGAATGTTTTCGAGAGTGCCAGGCGAGGTACGCAGCCGGCGCGCTAGGATGATACGCGCCTCCTGTACCTTGATGCCCAGCCGCTTAGCTTCCGCATCTTCGATTGTGCGGGCGAAGTGATGAACCGCTTCCACGTCGGTTATGGCGTTCATTTGGACAAACTCTCCATCGTCGATGGACACTGTGGTATTCCTTTCATGCTCAACTCCTGAACATGGAAGGACAGAATGACAATGAACCACTCAGTTTCTTGACCCTCGCGGCGGCAACCGCGAATGTGGTCAGGCATTTACGGCTAGACGAACAGAAGGAAGGCGATGAACCCGATCAAGAACGCCGGGACCGAAAAGATGAACAGAAGAGCGAAGAGCAACGCCGGTTTCTCGAATGTCGGCTGCGCGAGATCGCGGCGTTTGAGAACCGGGTGAATGGCGGGAAGAGATTCAAGCGGTGAGCGCAGGGGAGAATGAAGATGAAGCTGCCACGCATCACATGGCCTCGGCTGACGATCGTGTCGTTCTTCATCTGGCTCGGAATTGTAATGATCGTTGGCGGGCTTTGGACGTTGGCCAAGCACTGGCCAGGATAAAATCCGGCGCATTGGCGCGCCGTAGTGAACCGGGGCTCGGGAGGAGCGCTCCGGGACTGAATGAGCTTCTGACAGGCTGGACGCGACCCCAGCTTCCGGACGTATCAGCGCAGGCCTACGATCCTGCCACTCTCCGGTCTTCGTCTCAGTGGGTCTGCTTTCCCCACCTCTGTCAGAACTGAAAAACTGTGAATTGCGCCCTACCCCCGGGAGCGCAATGGAGCCGGCCGGGCGATCGCCAGCCCCCGCGCCCGGTCGGCTCTTCATTCCGAAGTTACGAGGCATCGGAGACAGCCTTCTTTGCGGCTTCTCGAGCTTTGCGATGCACCCACGACTCACGCAACGAGGCCGACATCTTGGCGCGCGTCTCTGGAGATCTGAAGTGATGCCTGATCTTTCCGGTTTCCGTCAGGTTTTCACGCGCGTACCCAATGCCGTGTTCAAGGATGGCTTGTACCGCATTTTGAAAATCTCGCGTGGGATAGAACCATTCCGCGTGCGAATGCCATTTCGCGAAACATTGATGCAGGAATCTCTCATCATTGGCGGTACCGGGGACAGATCCGATCACCTCCAACTTGAATGGAGACCATGTCATCAGGCTGATCAGCCGCTTAGCAGGAATATGAGAGCACCCTACTTTAACCGGGCCATCGAGCCCGACCGGCTTGATAAAGTAAACTTGGCGCTGCAGCGGCTTTCGGCTCATTACAAAGCCTCCGCAGGCATCATCCGCCATAGCGAGGCCGGCGCGGTCTTGCCGCGCTCGCGCAATGCTTCAGTGAGAACGATGTATGTGTTTGCCGGGAAACTTCCGAAGGTTTTCCAATTGCTGGCCCGGTTCGGCTTGCATCCAACGATCTCGGCAATGCCGGTGTAGCCACCCAGTGCAGCAAAGACCTGATCAGCGGTTTCGAGATGTTCGAGCTTCATGCCCCCATGGTTATTCCAAGCTATTTGAAATTACAAGGGCCAAAAAGCTTAGCTACCAAAAAATTTGGTAGTCGGGCAAATTGTTCAGCCATGGGAACCCAAGAGACAGGCGGGCGATTCGCCCCTACCGCGATACGCTTACGGGCATTACGACGGGCGTCGCCGTACCCGACGCGCCAGGCGTTTGCCCAATTTCTTGGCATTACCCTCTCTCGGCTCTCAAATATCGAAAACGGCTTTCCGATCTCGCGCGAGGTCGAAAACAGAATCCTGGACAAGATGCCGTGGGTGAGCGGAGACTGGCTGCAGAGGGGAAACGAAGCTGCGCTGACCGGCGCCGTGCTTCAGAGACTCTTGCCGTTGCTGGCCGAGGAGAGCGATACGACGTTGCCGCGCTCGCGCTCCAGAACCGGATCTGACATCTGAGGGTCGTTTCCTGCGAGGAAACCAGTCACCAGCTCGCGCGCCAAATCCAGAACAACCAGTTGATCTTCAAGCGTTTCAGGTAGTGCGGCAGCGATCTGGATAGCGTGCCGCCTATGCCAAGCCTGTGTAATCATTTAACTTTACCTCGATTACCATTTTGCGTTTCTGGCTTAGGCCGCTTGATCAGCGACACGTTGTCGCCGTAACTTAAACATATGTTAGACAGTGGTCACGCAATTTCTACGAGAACGGCTCACGACACGGTAATTTTACGCCATACTAAATTAATTCCAAAATTTTTGTAATCTACTGTTGCTATTTCAAATTGCTTGGAATAGGGTTTGTCCATCGGATCGCTAGATCGCTGATGGAGAGCCGCCTTGGAACAGACCCGCACCCACCACTTCGACAACGGCGACGTCATCACCGGGCTTTGCCCGAACGGCGAGTTCGGCGCCTACCTTGAGCGCCATGACGGCCGCATCCGTGGTTATGGCCACACCCGGTTCGCTGCGATCGCCGACCTCGTTGAATCGCTCGACCTGCAGGAGCCGGAAGACTTCGACCGTCAGGCCGCCGCGTTCGATCATGCGCATGACCTCCGCAAGCATTGGAGCGTGTGATCATGGCCAAGACCTACGATCCCGCCTGCTACGCGCTCGCCGAACAGTTCTTGGCCGATGAGCCGAGCCTCAACACCGAGGACGCGAAGGTCACGCTGGCGGCTCACATCCAAGAGAGCATCGAGAGCGAGATCGCGTTGATGCGCTCGCACTGGGGAGCCTTCATCGACCTCCGCAAGCACGAGGTGGCCAATGGGTGAGCACACGCCGACGCCTTGGCGGGTTGAGGAAGGAACTGATCTGATCTGGGGCGCTTGCAATCCGGACGATCAATCAAGCTATGGCATGGGCTACTCGATCGTGGAGGGGAAAGCCCCCGGCTGGAAGCCATATAAGCCGAGCATGGAAGAACGCGAAGCCAACGCCGCCTTCATCGTCGAGGCCGTGAACAACCACGCCCGCCTCACCCGCGAGAACGAGGAGATGCGGAAGGCGCTGGAGACATTCGCGTCATTCGGCGCCACGGAAGACGGCAAGGATATCAGAGACGGGCTCATGCGGGATCGCATCTGTGACTGGTTCGGCCCATCGGACTTTGATGAAGCCCGCGCCGCCCTCTCCTCTCTCAAGGAAGGAACAGCCAATGGGTGAGCCGACCAGCTTCGACATCACATGGCGCGGTGGCAATTACCGCGTATCCATTCCGAACTACGGTGGAGGCACGGTTTACACGGCTGAGCATGTCGACCGGCTCACCCGAGAAAACGGCGAACTAAAATCCGCGCTGATGTCGTGCCGTACATCATACGACGGCTACCAGATCACGAGCAATGATCAGTATGCCCAGGTGATCGATAATTTCTGGCGCGAGCTTCAGCGTATCGACAAGGCTGCGCGCACCGCTCTCAAGGAGCCATGCAAGTGACCCCACAGATGCGCGCCAACCTCGAACTCGCCAGATGGCAAGCCATGCGAGAGCTTCCGCCGCAAGAACGGATCGACCGGCTCATGTCGGATTTCTTCAAGGCGCCGCTTGATCTGGACGTCCGCTATTCCGACGTGCTCGCAGCGGTAGGCGCGGAGATGGCTGAGTGATTGCATACATCGCAGGAGCCCTGACGGTCGTCATCCTCCTGTTCGTTACGTGGCAGATCGGACAGCCGAGCGCAGACGATTACTCGCAATGCCGTGGCCTGGATAAGGTGGAGGATTGAAATGAACGCAGTTGAGAAGATATCCGACCGCAGCAATGCGCCCACGTCGATGCCGATCCCGCAAGCGACGTCGGCCAGTCAATTGCTCGCCGTACTGTCCCGCATGATGGCCGATCCGTCCGTGGATATCGAGCGGATCGAGCGCGGCGCGGCGCTGTATGAGCGTGCATTGGCTCGCGATGCTGAAACCGCGTTCAATGCCGCAATGGCCCGCGCGCAAGAGGAAATGCGACCGATCGCGGCCAACGCTAACAACCCGCAGACCAAGAGTCGCTATGCGAAGTATGACGCCTTGGATAACGCTGTCAGGCCGATCTACTCCAAACACGGATTCTCCCTGAGCTTCTACCAGGGCGAGGGTGCACCGGAAGGTCACATCCGCGTGCAGTGCAAGCTTTCCTGCGGCGGCCATACCGAGCGTCCCTATCTCGACATGCCGGCAGACGGCAAGGGCGCCAAGGGCGGCGACGTCATGACCAAGACGCACGCCACCGGGGCCGGCGTTACCTATGGCCGACGCTATCTGCTCGGGATGATCTTCAACCTCGTGATTGGCGAGGACGACGACGGCAATAAAGCCGGAAAGACCGAGGAACCCTACACCCCGCCCGAAGGCTCAATCACCCAGCGCCAGGTAGACAACCTGATCGAGCTACTTGAGGACAAGGGCGCGAGCCGCAAGGCGTTCCTGCAGTGGGCCAAATCAAAGGGCCTCGCGAAAGAGCGGCTGGAGGATATCCCAACCGAGCACTACGAGGCGTGCGTCAATGCCATCAATGCATTCAGGAAGGCTTGAGCCATGCTCGAAATCATCGACTGCGATCAGGGATCGCCGGAATGGTTCGCTGCGCGGGCAGGTATCCCGACAGCCTCCGAGTTTCACACGGTTATGGCAGTCGGACCGAAGGGCGGCAAGAGCGCAACACGCGTCGACTACCTGAACAAACTGGCCGGCGAAATTCTGACCGGCGAGCCAATGGCCACTTATACGAATGCGGACATGGAGCGCGGCAAGCTCATGGAGGACGAGGCGCGTGACCTATACGCCTTCACCCGGGAAACAGAGCTTATGCGGGTAGGCTTCATCCGCAACGGCGACAAGGGCGCAAGCCCTGACAGCCTGATTGGCGATAAGGGCGGCCTCGAAATCAAGTCCGCTGCAGCTCACGTCCAGATCAAGCGGATTCTGGCTGACGAATTGCCGTCCGAGCATAAGGCCCAGGTTCACGGCGGGATGTGGGTCTGCGAACGCGAATGGTGGGATTTCGTGAGCTATTGCCCGAAACTGCCCATCTTCATCAAGCGCGTCTATCGGGATGAAGACTACATCAAGTCGATCGCGCTCGCCGTCGAATTGTTCAATGTCGAGCTTCGCCAGACCGTCGAGTACATCCGGCGCTATGGCACTGCGGAGGCCGCCTGATGTCCCGCGCCGTCGTCCAGATCAAAGCCTCAGCCGACCGCAACTTGATCGCGAGATGGGCTCAGAACGTGCCGGAAGGCACGACGGTGGAGTTCCGGGCGCCGCGCCGGTCCCTCGATCAAAACGCGCTGATGTGGTCACTCCTGCAGCAGATCAGCAAGCAGGTCGACTGGTACGGCCAGAAGCTCAGCAGCGAGGACTGGAAAGACGTTCTCACGGCCTCCCTGCGCCGCACGCGCGTTGTGCCAGGGATCGACGCCGGAACCTTCGTCCCGCTGGGAATGCGAACCTCCCAGATGAGCAAGGAAGAAATCAGCGAGCTTATAGAGCTTGTCTATGCCTTTGGCGCTGAGCGCGGCGTGAAGTTTCGGGAGCTCGAACTGGTATGAGCCTCCGCGGTCAAAAACGAACCGAATTCCCGCAGTCAGTCCGAAAGGCCGCATTCGCCCGCGCCTGCAAGCCTGACGGGATCCCCAAATGCGAAGCCCCAGGTTGCGGCAAGGTGATCCGCGCAGGCCATCTGATATTCGAGCACGTGCAGCCTGACGGGCTCGGTGGAGAGCCGACGATCGACAACTGCAAATGCTACTGCGACGTCTGCGCGGACAAGAAGACGGTTGAGGAAGACAATCCGCGCATGGCCAAGGCCGATCGGGTGCTGAAGCGCTCCTATGACCTGATGCCGGCGAAGCAGAAGATTCCGTCACGAGGTTTCGCCAGGCGCCAGCGCACCCATGCGGGACGGCCGCCGGTTCAACGTTTTAGCTAAGGGAAACCAATATGAGCAAGTTTGATCTCAGGGTTGGCCGGATGATCAGCGGCAGCAAGATCGCTCCGAAAGGTCATGTCTGCGTCTTCAATGCCAACATCTGCACCAAGAAGGGCGGAAAGTTCTGGTTCGGCGATATCGACATCACGGATGACGCCGAGCAACTGAAGGCGCTCGCCGCCGAGAAAGGCGAGGACATCTACATCCTTCGCGAAAGAGATGCCCGCTTCACCAACGAGGCCAATCCACTCTTCGAAAATGCTGTGGCGATCGTCTCACCGGGCGGGCAGATCGATATTCGGTAATGGGAAATTAATGATGGATTTTGCACCTGACAACTTAGAGCGATGCTGCCCGGATGCGCCGGTTCGCAGAGTTCGCAACGTGCGGCAGTACATCATGAATGGCTATCCAGCTGGGGGGCCGCTTCCTGATGGAGAGCCCGAATACTATTGCGCGGAATGCGATCGACGCCTTCGCCTTATTGCCCCGATAGGAAGGGATCGATCATGACCGAGAAATTTCCGATCGCCGCAGATCAGTTGCGGGCCATGGCGTCCTGCGCGGCCACCGAGATCGACGGCTTACGCGCGCAACTTGATGCGACCGAAGAGGCGGTGAGCGAAAAGCGCGCCGAGATCGCCAGCCTCCGCGCCCAGCTTGCGGAGGAGAAGGCAAAGCACGCCCTCACGATCCAGCATTTCCAAGCTCACCCAGCAGAACGATATTGGGAGGGTCGGTGGAGAGACGCTGACGCGCAGCTTGCGAGCGCCCGAAATGCGCTGGATTTCATTCGCGACAGCTACGACAGGAATGACATCAGCCACGTTGATTTCCGCATTGGCGCCTACAAGGCGGCTCTTTCAGCGTTGTCTGACGAAAAAGGCAACTCGTGAATGTCCTCGATCTCTTCTCAGGAATTGGCAGCTTCAGCCTCGGGCTCGAACGAGCCGGAATGCGAACCATCGCGTTCTGCGAGATCGACCCCTTCTGTCGCCGAGTGCTCGCCAGGCGCTGGCCAAACGTGCCTATCTTTACAGATGTCAGGCATCTCCGGGGAGAAGATGACTATAACGGGCAACACCCTGACATCATCTGCGGGGGATTTCCCTGCCAAAACGTCAGCATCGCAGCAACTGTCCATGGCGGACATTCTGGTCTCGACGGAGATCAAAGCGGTCTCTGGTTTGAGTACCATCGCCTTATCGAAAAAATCAGGCCGAAGTTCGCGATCATCGAAAACGTTGACCGCCTCGCCGGGTACGGACTTGACCGCGTACTGCGGTCGCTTGCCGAGATCGGGTATGATGCGGAATGGGACGTTATTCCAGGCCCCTTCGTTGGAGCGCCACAGCCTCGAAAGCGCATCTGGATTGTTGCCTACCCTGCCGGCCAGCGAATGGAAGGACTGCTCCAAGGCCTCCGTCCTGGCAAGACTGGATCGTGGTGGGAGGGTGGCACGCCGGATTTGCTCGACATCGCCAGGGCTCCGCTCGTCCAAGGAAATCGTTTTCCTCAACCCCTGCTTCGGGGAATGGATGAGCGGCCTGCCGATTGGGTGGACAGACTGCACGCTCTCGGAAACACCGTCATCCCACAAATCCCGGAAGCGATCGGACGAGCAATCATGAAAACCGCTTTAACGAGTTGACAATGCGAGGCATCTGGTGATGCGCCACATCCGATCTATTGGCTGGTTGGCCAGCATTAGAGACGTCTCCGGACGCTGGATGATAGGCGGCTGGGTTCGATCCCCGGTCCTCGCTCTATCCCTCACCACTGGAAAAGGAAACTGACATGCCATCCGGATATACGTGCGGTGTTGTAGACGGTGAAGTCACGGAGTTTTCGGACTTCGCGATGCGATGCGCGCGGGCTTTCGGCCCTCTCATCAACATGAGGGACGATCCGATGGACGCGCCGATACCAACAGAGATGCTGCCACAGACGAAGTGGTATGATGACCGCATCGCGGCAGATCTCAAGCGGATGGGCGAGGTCGAAGCCATGACTTTGGCTGCGGCCGATACGGAGGCTCTGGAAGCCCATCGGCAAGCCCTCGCGTTCCACGCAAAGGAACTGGCTGACAAAGAGGTGGTGACCTCCCGGCTGAACGCCATGCTTGCCAAGGTGAGGGCGTGGCAACCACCGACACCAGAGCACGACGGGATGAAGGAGTTCATGATCGAACAGCTTACAAGCTCATTGCCGGGAGACTATGCGCCATCGATCCCGGCGCTGCTGGACGGCGCAACTTGGCGTGAGCAGGAAATCAATCGGCTGGCCGATTCCGTTGTCTACCACCAGAAGGAACGGAACAAGGAAATTGAGCGAACGCGAGGCAAAGTCGAGTGGGTCAAGGCGCTCCGTTCATCGCTCACCATCGGGAAAGGCAACTCATGAGCGACGTGGATGATCCTATAAGAGACGCCCTTTACCATGCAAAGGCTCGATTTGAATGCCTTGCAGACGACTTCGAAAAGTCCGGAGACACAGTCCAATGGGCTATGTGCAGCGTCGATGCAGAGCGTATGGACAGAGCCCTGAAATCACACGCCGAAAATACTGTCTTAGCTGGCCTTGAACGGTCAGCATTACCCTCGGGAAATGGAAACTAATGAGCGATCATACCCCAGGACCTTGGACATTCGACGGCCCGCGCCACAACATTCATGTGGTGCAGGAGGCTGCCCCGAATATGCGCGTCTGTTTCATGACAAGCGACGGGCCTACGCTCGACAATGCGCGCCTGATCGCGGCGGCTCCTGACATGCTTCAATATATCCAGTCATCGGCATCTGCTGGGTGCGCTACGGCAACAGCCTTGCTTGCAAAACATTCCCTTTCGAACTGACAACGATGTCCCGCACCCCCGCACGCATCACGCAAGCCGACGTCGCCCGCGCCATCCGGGCTGCGCAGCAGTGCGGCGCGGGTTCGGTGCGCATCATGCCGGACGGCACAATTTTGATTGACCCGCAACGCCAAAAACAGACGACGAAGGAAGAAAAAGCGGTTGAGCCGGAACGGGAGATCGTTCTTTGATCGCCGCCATGCCAAGACCCCGCCCTCCCCATCTCCACCGCGAGCGCAAGCGCGGTCGTGTCGTCTGGTATGTCCGCAAGGGGCATGGAGCACGCTACAGGCTGCTCGCCGAATATGGCTCGGATGCATTCAAGGTCGAATACGACGACGCTTTGGCAGGCCGAAAGACGCAGCGCGGCGCGGTGGCAGGCTCGCTGCAATGGCTGTGGGACGCCTACCGCAAGGCCGATGCGTGGAAGGTGCTCGCCCCCGCCACGCGGCGGCAGCGTGAGAATATCATGCTGCACGTCCTTAAGACGGCCGGGCTTGAGCCGTTCGGTGCCATTCGAGAGGGGCATATCGTCGAAGGCCTTGACCGCCGCGCCGACACGCCATCGGCCGCCCGGAACTTCCTCGACACCATGCGCGGGCTTTACCAGTGGGCCAAGGCGCGCGGGCACGTCAGGCTTGATCCAACCGCCAACGTCAAGCCGCCGAAGCGGCGCCGGGGATCTGGCTTCGCGCCATGGACGCGCGAGGATATCACCGCCTACCAGAAGCGTTGGCCCTTGGGGACGCCGCCGCGCGTCTGGCTCGATGTCCTGCTCTACACCGGCCTTCGCCGCGGGGATGCTGCCAGGATCGGCCCGGGGAAAGTCAAGGATGGCGTTGCAACGATCGCGACCGAGAAGAGCGGGGAGATGATTGTCGTTGCCCTGCCCGTTCTGGACGTGCTGCAGGCCACGCTTACGGCCGGCCCGACCGGGACCGACACATGGATCGTCGGCGAGCGCGGCGGGCCATTCGTCAAAGAATCCTTCGGCAATGCGTTCTCGGAAGCCGCCCGAGCCGCCGGCATCGAAAAGAGCGCCCATGGCGTTCGCAAGATTGCGGCGACGATCGCGGCTGAGAACGGCGCCACCGAAGCCGAGCTCGACGCCATCTTCGGATGGACCGGAGGCCGGATGG